CTAGGCGTGTACTTGCCATTCTCGCTGCTCCGTGGTGTCCAGGTGCTCTCTTCACGCATACGCTTCTTGAGGAAAGGCCCTATGGTGTTCAGTATCTGGCCCCTCTCCTCTGCCCAGTGTCTAGGGCTGTGTTCCTTCATCATGCCTATGACAGCTTCTACCCACTCGTCCGATAAGGCTTGCTCTCTATAAAGGTCCAGGAGGTAGATGTTGTCTGCCTGGTCCACCCCCATGACGGCATGGACCGTGTAGTCCCCTTCCCCGTGTCTAGTCGCGTAGTCCGATGCCCCGTACTTGACCAGGTTGTCAGGTTGTTTGTGCCAGTCGTAGTATCTGATGGCTCGTTCTGGGAAGTAGGCATCGTCATTGGGTATAGGGTCCAGTAAAAGTTGGCAACTGAAGTTGTAAGGGCTTAACTGCTTGCGTCTATCCTCGATGTATTCGGCTGAGAACAAGACAGGGTCGCCTGAAGCAGTGCCATCGCTTGTGGCAGGGTGCAAACGTGGTCGCGCAGCATCCCGTTCAAGCATTGCTCCATACGTGTCAGCATCGTGGTATCTCGTTCCAATGTATCTGGCTTTTCCACCGTCTACCCCCAGGTTTAAGCTTAGTTCCCAAGCGTTCGTAGTCTTGCTGATCATCTCAGGGGTGGTTACTGATTTCTCTGTCACCACATCGTCATATACTCTTAGTCTGTAGTGCTTCCCGGTAGGCATACCGTCAACGAGGCCCCACGCCTCGATGGTGGCTGCTGCAGGGTTGGTTTTGCGCTTGACGGTAAGACCTTCATCTTCTGACCACTTGGGGGCTTCCTTGCGTGGAGATTGCCATAGAATGTCAGGAAATAAGGCTTTGAGCTGTTCATTGCTCTCAAGCTCCTGCTTTATCTGGCGTAAGAAAGACTTGGCTATGGGACGTGTGTGAGCGAATATCCCTACTGTTAACTCTGGGTCTTTAAGGATGTCTTGTATAGTGAGTGCAAAGGTAATGACTGTGCTTTTGTAATGCTCACGTGCCCATAGATCCAAATATCCGTCTGGGTCTTGTTGTACCTCTCTGCATCTATCAAGTATCCACTCGTGTTCTGCGTCATCTCGCTGCAGGACGTATCTGAGGAGGAAGTATAGGTCATTAGTCGCTAAGTTCCTTAGGTGTCCCGTTCGTTCCTTGCTCGATAGCTTGCTCAACGAACTCCACAGTTGTTGGTATTGCCATATGCCCGTTAACAGTTGCGATAGGGCCACCGTTGGCTCCTGTGACTTCAAGACGCTCATTATACCCTCTATACTTGGCCATACACTTGAGGTAGAAGATGATGGCCGTCATGTTGCCCTCTTGTATCTTGCGGAATAGCTGGGCCTCTGCTATGTCTATAGTCTGCTCACGTATTTCCTCGATAGTCTTCTGCAGCGTAGGGTGACGCTGCACCGCCTGGACTACGTTGCTGGGGGTACATCCCAGGGCTTTTGCTGCTACCGTTCGTAGGCCCCCAGATTGTCGTAAAGCTTTATCGAAGTCCTTTACCAGCAGGCCTTTATTAGCTGACATTGTTTATCCTGTTAGGCTAGTTAGGCGCTCTGGCTGTAAGCCGTTGTTTTTTAAGCGTTCTAGGGTCACCGCACAGTATTTAGGTTCTATCTCCATAGCGTAGCAGGTTCTTTGTTCTTGTTCTGCTGCTACTATGGTGGTGCCTGATCCTACAAAGGGGTCGTATACGTCTCCGGTATGGTTTCTAATAGGGCGTGCCATACATTCTAATGGCTTCTGGGTAGAGTGTCCTCCGTCTACGTTCTTGTCCCAGTCTATTTTCCATACAGTGGTTTGCGACCTGTCTCCGTTCCATACAGCCGTTGCCCCTTTTCTTACTGCATACCAGCAAGGCTCGTGCTCTACGTGGTAGTGGCCCCTGCTTATTACGTGATTGCGCTTGGACCATATAATCTGGTTGCGTATTTCAAAGCCTACTGTTTGTAGGCCCTGCTCAACGGTGCTGGCATGCAGACCGGCATGCCATGTATAACTAATGTTTGCTGGCGACAAGGCCCATGCCTCCTGCCAGTCGATACGGTTGTAGGACCTTGGGTGATCTTCTTGGTAAAGGTGGAACCTGTCTTGCCTGCTCTCTTGCGTGGCATATAAACCTCACATTGAACACATCTTGCATTTCATATCAGCCATACGGTCTTTCTCTTGGAACAGGTCGTCCATAACCTTTGACCCTGGCGGGACCTCGCCATTGTCAAAACGTTCTCTAAGGCACTTCAAAGAGGCTGGCCAGGTGTCTCTGCCTTCCGACCTGAACGTATGACCTAGCGACTCTTCAACGACTACGCCCTTGTCATACTCTTCTGGGTGATCCCTCCACAGCTTCCACCATTCACCTAGCCTCTGCCAGAAGCATACCGCACAGTCCGTTCTTTCCGGTATCGTAATCTGCTGGCTGTTGAGGTACTCCATAACGTCTTTGAGGCCCCAACCCCACTCAGACAGTGGGTAACGCTGTTGTAGCCCCTCTTGTATCTCTGGCTCTGTATAGGAGATGCCTTCACGCTCAGCCTCATCAGCCCGTAAGCCCACATAACCCACAGCAGGCATGTTCTGTAGCAAGTATGTCTTAAATGGTGCTATCTTAAGTAATCGGGTACAAAAACGAGCACGCCAGTTGGGTATCATCTTCTGATCTATGATAAGCCCAAACAACGTGCCTTTGGTCAAATGTAATATGTCTTGGCCCAGCCTGTCTTCCAGGTTGCGCCAATGGTCCTGCATAGCTGGTAGCTCGTTGCCCGTTGGAGTGCATAGGTATATATACTCTCTGGGTTCTACCTCCCTTAACCGCAAAGCCATAGCCGTAGAGTCTTTACCACCAGACAAGAGTACTATATGTTTCATGAGCCTCCCTATACCTGTATGGTGTTTTCTTTTTTGCAGCGCCTACATCTAATGCGTATCTCTGAGCCTCGCTTTGCCTCCATCAAGAACTTGTTACACCGTAGGCATACTACACGCCTAAAGTCCTTGGTAGTAAGAATATGGGAAACATTACGGGGTTTGTCAACCATTATCAAATAAAGGTAAAGAGTCCTTGATGCATTCGTTGCCTACACTGTCCCACCCTTCACGACTACGCCTTGCAAACAGTTCTAGGTATGGGCCTGGCAACGCCTCTGCAATCTCGTATATGCTGTGAGGTTTCCTTGAATGGCCTAGATTAGGGCTCAGGAGGCCCAGGAAACCCTTTTCTTTGGGTGGGCTTACATTCCCCCTCGTAGCCAACAAGATCGGCTCAGAGCAGCCCCTGACCCAGTAACCTATGCCGTATTGAAAAGAAAGTTTGTTTTCTGTTGACATTTTTACCCACGGCAAGCCCGTCTTGTAAACAAACCCCCATTTTTCTATAAGCTCAATGCCCACCTTTAACTTTGGCCATGTTGCCCATAAAATCAATAGGCTATTCTCGATGGACCATTCGTTAACGGGCAGTTGATATAAGTCGTTGTTTTCCATGGTAAAGTAGTGATCTTTGACATCCCCATGGCCTGGGACCCCATGTGTATATTGCCACGGTGGGTCTGCCAGTATAACACCATACTTCTTTTCTGGCTCAAAGTCTCTAATGTCGCCCTTAAATACCATCTTGTTCGTATGCCTCTCGTTCTTCCCTGGTAAAGATAATACATACCAAACTCTTTCTTCAGGTCTCTAATGCCCTGCCTGTCGCCCTTTCTAGCTAATGCCATAAGCTTCTTACGCCTGTCAAATACTATCTGCTCGCTCTCTGTCTTCTTGAAGGGCTTACGGTTAAATACGTTCATTCCTCCCCCTCGTAGTCATAGGCCGTCACCTCTATTCCGTTTCCCAGTATTTTAGCATAGGGGCAAACTTCTTTTGTATTTCCTTGTACTCTTTTTCCCCTACTAGCCGTATCTCTATATCAGGATAATACTTAGCCATTCTCTTAAGACGTGTCTTGCTCTTCGCATCCATCCACCCCTTAACCTCCACATAATAAGGGTCTTCGCCTTTGTTTTCCCACACCTCAAAGTCACAAGTATAAGACCGTGTCCCCCTCTTTATCTCTTCAAAATACCACGTCTGGCTTTCAAACTTCCAAGCATGTATAGCCTTTACCTTCTTTAAAAAGTTTAAATAACGTGCATAGTTAGCCTCCCACCTTGATCTAAAATATTGTCCCAAGTCTTCTCTTTTACCTCCCTTGCCCCTGGAATAAACATAGTCTAAATTTTTTCCTAAACTTCTACGCCCTCTGTTCCTGTCGCTTAACTTCTGCTTTCTACTCTCAGAATGATGTCCTGTTGTCAAATCTTGCCATGACTTCTTTCCTGCCTCTGACAGTTTCTTTCTAGTTTTTTTTGAATGCCTATGCCCTAAATAACCTCTAGGATGTTCATTCTCTTCAAGCCATTTCTTTCTCTGCCTAGAAGCCTCAGCCCTTCTCTCGAGAGAATGCTTTTTAAACTTCCCCTCTTCCCACATTTTTTTTATTGCTATTGACTGTTTAGGCCTTTTAGTCCCGGTGACCGTTGCTATTCTTTTCTTAATAGCATTTTTGTGTACCTCGTTATTTTTATCAGCTCTCAGCTTTAGCTGAGATGCCATTGCCCTGATACTACCTCGACTTCTCATCAATCTATCAGCGCACCACTCAAGCCCCTTGCTGGCGTACTTATCTCGCAAGAATGCAATATCCTTTTCAGACCATACCTTCCTGCTTGTCAGCAAAGGCATCACTCAGCCTCCTTGATCTTAGCGAGGGCGTTTCGAGCAACTTCACCATACGACTCAACCGCATACACTTCCAGCCCCTCCACAGCGGTTGCGAGGTGTTCGCATACTGGAGCAAGCTCTTGATACTCGCCCTGTGCATATTTCAGTTCAGCCTCAAGCTTCTGGACTTTCTCGGTCAGATCGAAATTCTTCTGAACCATCGCTACATCATTGGGATCAATACTCACACCGTCCAGTTTATATTGCTCAACTTCAGCCTCAAGCGTCTGTATGTCCTCTTTACAGTTGTGGATAAGCACACCCTGACGGTTCAGCCTCGATACAAGTGTACGTTCATTAGCTTTCAGCCTGTCACGCTCGTCCATCGCTTTCTCTGCACACTGCTTCCAGCCATCACCGCCAGCCAATAGTCCTTGCGCCTCTGCCAACTGCTTCTCGTGCCAGTGGACCGTTGCTGTCAGGTTATAGTTCTTCTCGGTAAGCGTGTCTATGTCTGCTTCCAGCTTTTCGCAGTATTCAGCCACTCCATATTCGATATAGCCTTCAAGCGTATTGGTAAGCGTGTCTATGTGGGACAGCAGTTCATCCCGTTCATCCAGTGTTAAGTAATAGCCCTCATCTGTGAGATGTCCCAACTTGCGTATCTCTTCCAGCCGTTCAGGTGTCATCATGCCTCCAGTGCTTAGCTACTGCATCTATGACCTCTTTATACAGTCCTGTAGGTAGCTCTGGGTAGCTGCTGATGATGGCTAATACATCACAAAGACAGTCTTTAAGGTCTGGTTCGTGCCAAAGCTTTTTTTCTTTTAAATAGTCCGCATAGTAAGCCTGCCTAATCACCCACTCTTTGCCATCAAATATCTCACCCAATGCATTTACAGAACCTTCCGAATGTATATATTCCGCAAACTCTTCAGAGTCCTCTAGCCTGTCGTTCATTACGTCTGCTTCCAGGTTGCCGTGTTCTTCTTCCATACGAGCCTCCTCTAGTCCCATTTTCTGGTACATTCCTGAATCATACCAACTACACATAAAATCTGGGTGTGGGTATGCATATTTCATTTATGCATCTCTACCTGACTCATAACCGTCTGTGCCAGGTCTGTCTCTGGACAGGTGTATGAAGCCATAAGTATGTTAGCCATCGCTGCCTTGATATTCTGTGCGGTCATCTTATGAAAGACGGTGCTAAAGTATTCCTGCTCTACCTCCCACGCTATGTCTGGCTCGTTGCCGTGAGCTACCTGCCACCATACCGGACTACCGTGAAAAGAGTGCTTGCCCACCCTGTGGTGGTTAGGGCATAGCGGTATCACTCGCTCTGACTTCTGCCCCATACCCACATCAGAACGTATGTGGTGAACCTCCGCGGGGCTGTCTAGCCCCTCTCTACGGCATATCCAGCAGCCAAAGCCTGCTATGACGTCAAGGTCCATTCTTTTCCTTAAGAAGTTCATGGGCCACTCGTAAACCTGCGTACTTGATAGCTTTGTTCCAGGCTTCAACTAGACTATCAGTAGGCTCTAGGCCAAAAGCTAACTGGTCCCTACTGCCGATCTTTTCATAGCGACAACACATTACCGCCTTTTCAATAGTTTTACGGTCCACTGCCTACATTCCTTCTGATATGATAATAGAAGTTTTAAGGGCTTTTTTTATTTCAGGTACACCGCCTCCTGTTATTCCAAATGCGTCAAAGGCTTCAATAGCTGATTCAAGTAAATCTCGCAACTTCTCATTATCTTCGTGCAAAACAGCAATAAGGCACAATGGGTTTTTGTCTTTCATTTGCTCTGGTAACAAGTCCAAATCATACAGCAATGACAGCAACTTAGGCGTCTTGTTGATATATTCAAGTGCTGATTTCATGGTCCTGCCCCTACATTCCTCCTGATACGTGCGTGTGCTACCTCATACCTCACGTCCCACCGCTGCGCCAGCATCGCCACCAGGCTCACCACCAGGCCCCTGTCCAGCGGTACCTGAAACACCTGCTGCTGGTCTTTTCTTCCCCATTTCCAGTCGCCCATGATACTTTTCGTAACCGTCATACCATTCCCTCCCCCAGGTAATATCGTATAACTGCGTGAAAAGGTGCAACTTCGTCTGGTCAAATATATTCTTCTTCCTGTTCTGGTAGCTCACCGGCATATAAAAGCAGTCACGCCCTCCCCACTGCCTTACCTCTGCCTCTACCAGCTCTGCCCGGGTACACCATCCATAAATGTTCCACGTCCGTATCTTACGTATACGCTCCACGTCCTCCCTGTATTTGTATCTAGGGTAATGGCTCCCCTGGTGGACCAGGATATATACGTCATGCTCCTCTGCCCTGCACTCTACATAAAGACCCTGGTATCTGCTGATAACGCCCTTGGCATCAATACTGATAGGCGTACCGTCAGACCACCGTATACCTAGCACATCGGACCCCCCGGGCTTTGAAGGATCTTTGTTTATCTCTCCGTTAAGCATAAAAGCGCTAGTTCCCTCACCACACAAGCCCACCCAGTTATTAAACTGAGAGAAGTGCTTGTTGAACTTCGACTTGTCTCTCTTCCAAGGCTTGTCATTAGCTGCCCTGCGTCCTGCCAAGTCCCATAAGAACGTGTTGGTGACCTCTGTCATCTCTGCGCTGCTACTCCCTAACTTTTTCACTACACACGCCTCTTCATCTCTTCTTGGTCTAGTTCCGTTACTTCAAACTCAATTTTTGTGCCTTTGCCTACAGAAGTCCCTGCTATCTCTGCGTCTATAACCTGCCTAGCAATAGAAAGCGGAGTCCTGTATTTCCCCTCTAATGCAACAGAAACCATCCGAACACCCTTTTTCATGGGGACGCAATCTATCTCGTTATTGTCCCCATCATAAACCTCGTAGCCCCTATATATGCCTATTCTTCTGTTCATGACTCCTGAACCTCGTAGTTAGATTTAATAGCCCCCTTGTCTGGGTTGCCTCTGAGGTGCGAAGGGCAATAGTACATTCCAAAATATTTACCAAACAGCCCTTTCCTTCTAAAGTCTCTCATATGTCCCCTGACAAGGTGCATACGGTTTTCCCATAAAGGTATATCCTGGTCGTCGGGTCGCTTCTTTGGCCCCTTGCTCGGATCTAAAACCAATGTCCTGTATGTGATGGCCGGTTTATCGTAATGGTGCTTTATCCACCGTCTTTCCTTACGTGACTGTTTGGTAAGCAACAGCTTAACATTTTTACAGTTCATCAAGGTCCAGCAATAATTTATTGTTAGCACAAGACTCTCAAATACGTCCTTTAATACGTGTTCCTCCATCCCGTGGACGGTAAGCGCCTGCATCGTGTTTGCAATAGGTATGCCCAGTTCGTTTACATAGCTCTGGTAGTGTGAGGTAAGAGAAAGAGGCCCCGGCCCCTGGCTCATAAATACCCAACATTGCATGACAAACTTAACTCCCACTGTTTCTGGGTCCAGCCCACTCTCCCTCCATGACCTTCTTGTAACTTCGGCAATTTCGTCCATGTTCTGCGTCAAGCTCGCTCCCTTAAGCATGTTCTCTATAAGAGGCTTGTTAGCATCTTCTGTGGTATGGGCCATCACCAACAGGGCCACATTCTGCCCTGTTGGGTGCTTGGCCTCGATAACAAAATACTGAAAGGGGGGAACCGTACAGCAGTCATAGTCTAGGTCTATGCCACCGCATACGCTTTTCCATACTGGCGATATATCAATACTTACCGGTTTCTTCCGTAGTGCGTCATCAATCAATCTGGAAGTAGTCTGCCCTGCTGGGTTGCCACGTAGTTCGTCATGCATCTTGTAGCCGTCATACATAAGCGACTCAGTAAGCCTCATCTAGTGTACCTCCCAGGCTTCGGTAGTAATACCCCTTAAAGACTGTTGTTTACGGTGAGTATTCTACAATGCTCTGGATCTGACCTCTGGCTCCCGGGATATTAGCCCCCCTACCCCCCAAAGTACTTATGTACTCTATCCCGGTATGCCGTCGGGCCGTCACCATCGCATTGCAGATGTCGGCTCGGGCCATTATCCCCGGCTGGCAGGTTTTTCTCCCTGCGTGTGACGGTAAAGTCACAAATAAAAAGCCCCGGCAGTTGACACCTAACGAGAAGGTTGACAAGTCTGCCGGGGCTAATGTGGGCACTCTCTGGAAGGTGCGCCTTGAAGCCAATATAAGTTTTTCTTTTTCGTGTGTCAACCTTCTCGTTAGTGACATTGTAGTAACACTTTCTGAATACGTCAAGAGTAAAGTTTAATTTAAGTGCCAGCAGGGGGTGGGAAGGCTTACCCTAAACAAGGTTCTCCCCAGAACTTGTAAGGCCCATAGCCTGCCCCCGTAATATCCCCTCAGATGTATACGGTCCCCCTGCTGGCTTCCCTCACTTGAGTATATATTGGAAAAATAAATGCCCTCCCAAGGCCCCAATAATAAACGGGACCCATTTTATGCCCTTGATAATGTTTTTCATTCTGCCTCCGGCTCAAAGGTGTTCTTGGCATGGTCGTATATACTCTTCATCACTTCTACTGCGTCCTGGCCCATGCCTGTCTCGAAATACACCTTAATATCATACTTGAAGGCTCCCTTTGCATCTTGCGTAACCTGTATGCTGTCACGCTGCTCAAATGTTTCTGTCACTGTCCTCATACTGTCCTCCCTTGTTTTGGTAGGGCCAGCCTCACCCCGAAACTGACCCTACCTGACGGACCGCATTAGGTGTGCGGTCATATTGCCTGGCTACGGTTGAGATTTGAACTCGGTCACGGCTAACTAACTGTCTTATTTTTTTGCAGTAAGACCAGCGTAGGTGTGCCTACCACCGTCTACCGTAGCCAGGATATACCCCAAACCTCCAGGTATTGTTCACATGCGTATCAAGAATATTGACCAGCCTTTGTATCCACCACTGGCGCTCTTCCCGTTCTTCGTCATCCAGCCACTCTTGTTCTACCCAGGATGTCATTAAAAGCTCTCTACTGCTATCTGAAGGACAACCCAGGCTGTTATGTATATATATACCTTCAGGGGTGTACGTCCGTTATGCGGCCTCTGTGGGCTTCTGTAGTAGTGTATTAACCCCATTGCTCTGCCATCGCTTTCGCTAAGCCTGTATAGGTGATCGATCTGAGCTTGCCCCTGTCCTTACTTGGAGACATACGGTGTATTCTGTTTTCCCTGCCCTCGACTATGTTTGTAGGCTCAAGCAGTGGTAAGCCTTTAAGCCATAGGCCCGTCTTTTTAGTCTCTCCATGCCCGAACTGCCAAGGTTGTATATACTGGTCGGGCTTACGTATTCTGGTCGATATGATAGATACGGGGTTTTCGATACATATCTTTGGAATGGGTGCGTCCATAAGTTCCTGAACAAAAGCGAGTGCCTCTGCCTGCTCTTTCTGCTTGTCCTTGAACCATCTAGCCCCAGATACCGCCAAATGGGTACATGGAGGGTGAGCTATCATAAGATCCCAAGTACTGTTCAGGTGGTCCAAGACTGTCCTTACGTCACATTGCAAGTGTTTTCCATTAGCATTATATCGGGCAGGCAGTATATCGCAAGAATAAGCCTCATGCCCCTGCTTTGCAAAAGCACCTCTGACAACACCGCTAAACTCACAGGCCACCAAGACTCTCATTCTTCCAGCTCCCATTCATTGCCACATTGAACGCATTTGACTTTGCGCTTTTCCTTAACTACTGGCTCTTTATCTGAATACTTAGCTATAAGGTCCGACTCTGACAGGGCTATGGCGTCTTCCAACACGCTGCGCCAGTTGTTATGCTCGGCATATTCCCTAACTGCGTACAACTTGCTATACCCTGCTAATACCAACTCTTCTGCATCTGCGCCCATCTCCAGGACCCACACGTCAGCTACAGCCATCTTGCGGTATGCTGCCCTGTAGTTGACTGACAAGCCCCCTACGTCTATGGGTGCTGCCAGGAACTCGCGCCACGTCTCAAAGCCTATGTGTTTGTGGGTGTTATTCTCTCGCATCTTCAAGAGCTGTAGCCCCTCTGTGATGGCTGTAGACTCTGAGGTAAGGCGTGACTTAAGAAACTGCTCCCGTTCTGTCTTGGCGTTCACTACCTCTCTCATCTCCTGCACTATTACTGCCCTGTCCATTCTGCCTCCCTTTGCTCCAGATCCATCAACGCTTTATTCACTGCCTCGTCAAGGTTTTTGCCTTTAAAGCTATTCAACGGGTTTATGCAGTTAAGTTTTATTATCCAAGTCTTTTCCCATGTTTCACTCGCCCTGCCGTGGGGTTCAAAGTCGTAGCTAAAGCTCACCTGCATTAGGGTATGATAACTACTACTCATTACATCCAGTTTTTTGCAGGGACTACGGAAAAGCTTATCTGCCAAGTCTTCAAGTCTCATACTGGCTCCTCAATGATGTTCAGTGATGGGACCAGCCTTTGAATGGTCCACAAGCCTCTTATATGCTTACATATCTTACGGGACGGGCAACCGCAGGCAATGTCTAACGTGACAGGATCGTGGTATAATCTGTAAGCGGTGCCATCGCTCTTGTCGCAATACCAGACCAATGCAGACTCTTGCCTGTAGGTATACCCTCCCGTAAGTAGCTCAGAAAGCCCTTTAAGGTGCTTGTCAGGCATTATCTTTTTCCTCTGCCTGTTTACCCTCAACATCTGCTATCGTCTGTTCTAGGCGCTCTATGGCCTTCTCTGCGCCCTTGGACGTCAGTTCAGGGGTATTATCTATATAGTCTACCATCTGTGACGCTTTGTCATCCTCTCCCATCTTCGCCAGCCTGCTGCACAAGTCCATAACAACCAGTCTCTGGGCAGGGTCCATAACATCAGGCATAGTAGTCTCTGGAAGGTCGTGGTACAACTCGAGTCCCATCCCGAACATAGCAGCGCACCTTTTAATACAGTCGCTTACCGCTGACTTATACCTAGACCCGGGTGTCTTCCAGAACTTACAGTTGTCCTCAAAGCCCATGTTCTCTCTGGTGGTCCCTTCTACCGTCAGTGCGCCCCATACACAGGCTTCCTCACCATCGTCGGTATGGTCTACCACCTTGAAATTCCAGTCATTGTGGCATATCTCATTGAACCTCTTGACTACCGTGGACCACTCTATATAGTTGAGTGTAGCCCCCCCCTGCTCCCGTTGTTTAACAAGTTCCGGTGGTATCTTGGCGCTAAGTGCGTTGATCGTCATTCTCCGTCTCCCATTGGTTCACCGTGATCACCATAAGCAGTGCCGCCCTTAACGGGCACCTTCCCATAACGCTTATCACGCTCTGCAAGCATAGCCTCTGCGGTGTTGTATGCTGCGTCAACTATAAATGGTATATCCTTGTAATCAACAGACACAAGTCCCTGTAAGGTAAGGCCTGCGTAGTGGTCCCGTAGTTCCCTACGTGTCATACTTCCTCCCTTGTTAGCCTCTGGATGGCCTTGAGAGCCATTCCTGAAGGCTCTGCAACACCGTTTTCCCACCTGCTGATGGTGGTTACTGTGGTCCCTAACTCTAGGGCAAATTCTACCTGAGTAAGCCCTAAAGACGTACGTATCTTGACAACCTCTTCCTTCTCCATCTATCCCTCCAGTTTGCAAGACAATGCTACCAATGCCTTGTCAAGTGTCTTTGCCTTTCCTACAATGCCATCACAAAGAACATCTGAACAATATGTAGTTGAAAAGTCCTTACTATACCAAACATCGATGACTCTTCCATCGGTACTTGCAAGGCGTTTAGGTGTTCGTGATTTCATTACACGTTGCGGATATTGCTGAAGTTTAATACTATTCATTTTCTTCTCCCTTGTTTGTGTGTGCCCTTAGTATACACAATACAATAACACTTGTCAACCCCTTTCTCATAAAAAAGAGCCACGCCCAAGGGATAGACGTGACTCTGGTGAACTCATGTAGTCTTATTATGCTATACTGTTGGACCCTGTGTCAAGGCTGATCGTTGTTGCTGTAAGTTCTCCAGCCTCTGGGGGGCAAAGAAGTCAAACAAAGGTTGTAGCTCTGGGTCCCTGCCCACCCTCTTACGGGCTTCCTGCACCGCTGCTCCTATCGTCATGCCTCTGGCGATACCTACCCGGGGAACCTTATCGTGGACCTTTTGCAGGGTATTTACAAAGGCTACTATCTGGTCCGACTTACCGCCCAGACCTAAAAGGACCCTCCCTACAAGCCTTGGGTTTTTGATCGTCATATTACCTATCAGCCTCTGTAGCCCCGACCCTGCTGCTGCGCCTACGCCTGCCCCTATCCCACCACCCAACGCAAAGCCCAGTGAACCGCCAAGACCTGCGCCAACAGTTCCTATGCCTGCGCCTTGCATCCTGGCTGCGCCTTGCTGCGCTACAGGCTTAAACCGTAGCCCTGCCAATGATGCAAAGATATTTTCACTGACGCCCTTATCTCTGGCAATCTGCCGTATTTTAGCACCGTCCAGCCCCTCAAGGTTTTTTACTCCCAACTTCTTAAGGTTGCCCAGCTCCATCACTTTCTCCAGCTCACCAATAAAAGCCCTTTGCCTACCCAGGTTCTGTGATGTTCTGGTATTCAGCAAATTGCCTAGCCTGGTCAATAGCGTCTGGTTGAAGCCCCCCTGTATTACAGAGTCTTCAAAAAGCCCTAGGTCGGCAAGGGAACCGCCCCTGCCTACTCCCAAGTCTTTACGTGCCTGCCCCAGAAACTCGCTGAAGACGCCAAAGTCTTTCTGCATCACGTCAAAACCTTCTACCTTGTCGCCCAGCTCCTTCCTGATTGTCCTACGCATATTCGTCAATAGGGCGTTCATTTGCCCACTGTTACGGGCGTCAATGCCTTTCTCTATAATAGTGTCTAGCGCCAGTTGCGTCCCGTGGGTAGCTTGTATTCCGTTGTCCTGCCACTTAGCTACCTGGGCTACAGCATCGCCTACCTTCGCCCTCTGTGCTGCCCGGGCCTCCGTCTTAAAAGCATTGCTCTTGTTAAAGTCTATTCTCAGCCCTGGTCCACCGTCAGGGTTCAAAGCTACATCGACAACACCAGCAGGCCCTTTCTTTGCCGTAGACTCTATAGGCGTTATCGTTATGTCCCAGTCTTTTTCCATCTGGTCAAAGATAGCTGCCCGAGTTTTAGCTACATCTATGGTCTGTCCTGGCTTAAGGTCCAGTTCTACCAGCCTCTCGGCAAACTGTAAATTTCTCAGGTCTTCGGCATCGTCAAGGGCAGTAGTAACCTTCCCTGCCAGGTCTTCAAGGACCACTTCCCCTTTACGTGCAGCATCAAAAGCAGTCCTGGCCTGCCCACCCTCTCTGCCGACCCGTAGGGCGCCTTCTACGGCCTCTTCTCCTATTCCCGACACAACACCCGTCCTGCCTATAAAAGCCTCTTTAGCCCTACGCCCTACCCTCTTGGCTGCCGTCCCTGCCGACTCCCCTGCTATCACCAAGGGGTTAACTTTTCTTTCAATAGACGCTGCCTTTTGTGCTAGCCTTCCTACCTGCCCGGGGATGCGCCCTGCTAGGGAAGCGCCACCAGACACAACACTAGCTATATCAAGTAATGCTCCTACAGGGTCGTTCTTGATAGTACCTGCAGGATCTCTAAAAAGCCTAGTAGCCTCATGAAATGCTGCCTTGGCAAGCTTAGTGTCTTCGTCCTGCTGTCCGAACAATGATTTGACACCACCCAGTGCTGCCCTGCCTGCAAACTCTCCAGCGTCTTTAAGGCCAGATGGTGTCAATAAAGAAGCAAAGCCAGAAACAACATTGGACGCACTCTGGGGAATGTTGCTGACCATCTCACCAACAAAAGAGCCTATAGGGTTCCTGTCGGCAATAGTCTGCTCTGTCTGTGCTATCTGGGTGTTTAAGAACCACAGTACCTGGCTGTTATCAGCATTAGGGTTCTGAGTAAGAAACTGGTCCAATTGTTGTTGAGTAGCCATTTAGCGTGTCCTTATGTCGGTAAGGGGCTGTCCCGTAGCAGGGTCAGTAAACCCGGTAAGATCTAAGGCCGTAGTAAGAGGCTCTTGCTGCTCGGTCCCTCTAAACAAAAAGTCTACAATGACATCCTCTGCGTTAACTCCTCTACGTTCTGCAAGCCTAGAAAACTCGCTTACTAATTTCTTTTGGCCTCCCTGTGCTGCGGTAAGCAATGACTTGGACCTGTCAAGGAAGTCTGCGCGTTGAGCTTCTGACAACCTCTGCCCACTTATCAGGCTGTTGTACATAGCCCTCACCCTGTCGGTAATACCTCCTGAGTTTTGGGCGTTAGCAAACTCACCTTCCCTCACAGTAGACCCTGGGTCCAGCATCTTCATATAGTTAAAGATCAAAGCCAAGTCGCCTGCTGCCGAAGGGCTTTTACCTGCTGCTTCTACCCTCTGGAAAGCATCACGTACCTTAATAAACTCACCAGACAAAGATGAAAATTCTTTACGCAGCGTATCGCTGTTTTTACCTGCCTCTTGCAGCTGCTTGACTTTCGCTGTCTCTGCTCTGCCTATGATATCGTTTATAAGGTTAGCATCTCCCAAGTCCATTGCTTGCGCCAATGCCACTGTTGTAAACCCTTTTTCTGTAAGATCGAGAGTGCTTTTAAAGGTAGCTTCTTCGCCCTGTGCCGTTACGCTGTCAGCAAGACCCCCCAATAGCCCCTTAAAAGCGTCTGGGGCATCGGCTTCCAAGTCTCTAATAGCATCAACATTTCCTGTCTGTATCGCCAGGTTAAGCCTTTGTGAGAAGTCCTGCTCTGCCTTAGCTTCTTGCCTTTCTTCCCTCTGCTCCTGCCCTAGAGCAAACTGGCCCGTAGCTGCAAAGCCTGTAGCAGCACCGAACTTACCACCTATCGCTGCCCCTATTAGGGTGGGAGCGAAAGCCTGTAGAAACTTACTGAAAGAGAAGCCCCCACCATCGTCGGTCACCGCTTGCTCTTCCATCTGCTGCTGAGCTTCCTCTGGCGTAGGTTGTATCTCTGGGCCTTCTACGGGTTGCTCCATAGGCATCTGCGGTAAAAAGGGTAGCTCTGCTGGTCGTTGTACGGGCGATGCTTGTGCCTGCATAACTCCCTGCTGTTGGGGCTGCTGCCCTATAATTTCACCTAAAACATTGCCTTGCCCGGGAGCTAGCTGGTTTCTGGCAGGCTGTCCTTGCACTCCTCTGATAGGTTGCCCTGCCAGTGAAGCCTGGAACTTAGCACCAAACTGTGTCTGTCCAGGGACCATCGTATCTACGCCTGTAGACGAAACCCTGGTAGGCGCAAACTGTCCCGGCTGTATCTGCACCCCCGGCAAGGCTGCTGTCGGGTTAATGGGCCTTGTATTAAACAACTGGTTTAATATTGCACCTTGGCCTACTCTTGCTGGCATATCCTATGTCCTCGCTTTAAAACAGCCCTTTAAAGAAACCACCTACACCGCCTATAATACCTCCTACTGCTGTGCCTATGCCAGGGACAATAGACCCTAGGGCAGCGCCTATGCTCGCCCCCGAGCCTATACTGCCTGCAAGACCTCCTCCACCTGTTGCATTGCCATCTCTACCGCCAAATAGCCCCAAGTTACCTGCTACATTAGCGCCCTGGATGACCATACCTGCTATGCTCATCTTTTCTGCGTTGTTCATCTGGTCCCACTGTAAGCCCATTTTCTCTGCGAACTGCTGTGCGCTCTGGTTCATCTGCTCATCAAACTGTGTCTTGGCCTCTTCAAAAGACTCCCGTTGTAAAGACGTAGGCTGCTTCCACTCTTTAGTATCGGGGTCCCATATTCTTCTGGGTCCACCAAACTCATTAACGGCCACCCCTGAGAAGTTACTTAGGAACTGAGCTGCCTGCTGTGCTACCTGGGTATCAAACTGTCTAATAGCTTCCCCTACCTGTTCTTCTTGCAGTCCGAACTGTTGAGCAAACTGCCCCTGCTGCGTGTCTAGCTGCTGCTGCGCCAACGTCCTACGTCCATCGTCAGGAATAAACTGCATCATCCCATTACCCAGGTCAGTCCCGTTGGCAGACAGTTCTATGAAGTCTGAGAAGTCAAACTCACCATCACCATTAAGATCCAGGTCTTCTCTGTAGTTAGGGTCACCCTGCTTGGCCCCGAAAGCGTCCTGCATAGCCTCCTGAGTGTACGTCACCGCTGGACCGCCACCAAATATCTGAGCCTCTTGCAGTCCGAACTGCGCAGAAAACTCCTGCCTGCGGTTAGTCATATTGGTATCAAACTGTCTCTGCTGCTCACCAATGGTAGTATTAAACTCTGTCTCTCTTGCCGACTGTAAGGAATCAAACTGACGTATCTGCTCCGCTGTCTGCTCATCAAGGTTTATCTCTCCAGCATCAAACTGCCTCTTGACTTCCTCAAACTGGTCTCTCTGTATTCCTAGCTGCGCTGCTATCTGTTGTATCTGTATCTCTTTTTCTTTATTAAACTGCCGGCGGTTTTCTGTTAGCTGGTCGTGAGCAAGGTCCATCCTTCCAGACTCTATAGATGACTGAAGGTCCAGCCCTCGCTCCTGTATGCTCTGCCCCTCTATCCTGGCTGCAATGCTCTCATTAAGAGACCTCTCCGAGAGGTCTAGTTGCCCCGTCTGCACTTCTTCCGCAAAGCTTTGCGCCCTCTCCTGCAAGCCCAGAGACTCGTTAAACTGCCTGATACCTTCCTCCAGTTGAGCATTACCCAAAGTTTGCCCTGCATCAAACTGCCTCTTGGCTTCCAAGAACTGGTCTGTAGAAAGACCAAAGCCCTGCGCAAACTGGTCTGCCTGCACTGCTATCTGCTGGCGCTGTATGTCCAGCTGCTGCTGTGTGGCCTCACGCCTAAAGCCTATGTCTTCACGCTGCGTTGTCTCTGCCAACGTCTGCCCGCGCTCAGCAAGGCCCAACTGCCCACGCAGTATCTCTTCCTGAAGCCCCAAGCCACGCTCTTGCAGCCCAAAGCTTCTGTCTTGTGCCTGCTGCTGTATGTCCGTCTGTCTCTCTGCCAAAGCCTGTGCGCCCTCCTGCCCGGTAAACTGCTGTGCTTGCCCCAGCGCCTGAAGGCCCAAAGACCCTGCTGCAAGGTTGCCCTGCTGCTGCTGCCCCAGGATACCCTGCAAGGCTCCTATATTCGCCCTGTTCTGTGTAAGGGCCTCTGTCTGTAAGCCTGACTCGAGTTGGTCCAGGGCGTTAAGCCTCGCTGCCCCTACCGTCCCGAAGCCTCTTACTGCCCTGCCCTGCTGGATACCAGAAGGACTTAAAGCAAACAGCCTCCCCAGCCTGTTACGCTCTTCTTCTGCTGAGCGCTCTATGAGGTTGGTGCGTGACTGCCTCTGGGCGTCAATGTCGAAGTTCAAGCCCCCGGCAAGGTTGCTTATCTGCCCCTGTATAGCCTGGGAGCCACCAAGCACCCTGTCGCGCTCTTCAGGGTCAAAAGGGTTCTTGGTCCGTTCTCTTACATTAGACCGTAACGAAGGGTCTGAGGTTAAAGCCATCTTTTCCTGCCTTTGTTGACCTTTGGCCTTAATGCGTGTATATTACAAAAACACTCATTAACGAAAGGAAGTTGGATGAAAAGTATAAAACTAACACAAAACAAAATAGCTATAGTAGATGACGACGACTATTTACAGCTTTCTAGCCACTCTTGGTTCTTTGTCCAGAACAGATCAGGTCCAACCGGATATGCCAGAAGAGGACAGAAACTCAATGGACGAACAGTGTCAATGCATAGACTCATTATGAAACTCCCAGAAGGGATGGTTGTTCACCACAAAAACGGGAATGGCCTAGACAATAGAAAAGAAAATCTTTGTTTAATTACCCCATCAACCCACGCTCGCATAAGAAGAGTCCATTTAAGAAAAAACAATACAAGTGGAGTAGAAGGCGTTAAGTGGCGTAATAGGAAAAAACCTTGGTATGCAGTCATAAGAACCAAATGGTTAGGCTCATTCTCTACAAAAGAAGAGGCCATAGAAGCTCGGAAAAAGGCTGAAAAAGATCACGATAAATCTATAAGTTTTTAAGCACTGCGATAATTAATAAGTGTCCTGCCACAAGCATTGCCGGTACCAACAGCCACGGCCCTACCTCATTGATAAAGCGTGCTACTGTAGCTACCTCCCACTCGGTGTCCCACAGCCACTGTCCTATCTGTATGGCGGCCCACCCTCCCGACAGGAGCGATGTCCACTTTACCCTCATGCCATATGGTCAAGAGCATAATAGTCAAACGAGCAGTCGAGGGGCTTCCTCATATCCGTATCGAGGTGTATAAAGTCTTTGCCTATCCCTATCCTCTGGAAGCCTACGGCGTAGCATAGTGGCAAGAGGGCATGTCTGTCACCACTCGTCCGCGTGGCTATGTCTACGGCATGGCCTACCTCGCCTTCACCGTCGCCGTCTATGTCAGCAGGGACGTGGGCACTGTTAGCCACGCCCCCTATAGACCCGTTATGGTCGGCACACCGTATCCCCGACGTCACCGTTATTCCTCTGCCGTGGGCATCGCGCATCTCCTGTAGCAACTCTACAAGCTTGGGGCTGATAGTACCTTGCCCACACCCACACTGGCACGCGAATTCTTTCTTCGAGAAGTTAGCACTCAAGTCGCCCATTACTGTAACCCCACAGTCACTTTACGTTATATAGACAGCCTGTCTTTGATGACCGCCACATCCTGCTCTATGCTGTCAAGCCTCCTATCGATAGAAGGGCCATAACTAGCACCAAAAGCGAGGATAGAGGCGAGCAGTACGAGTATCACTCCTATGTACAGGTTTTCTTTGCCCACCTTGGTCATCAGTGTTCCTCCTTCAGCTTCTGCACCATCATCGTAAGAGGGCCGAAGATAGCGGTGACAACGCCATTTATAGGTATCCACATTGTGAACTCATCAGCAGCCATAGACCCCATAATAGCGATAGGCTGTGACAGTAAATTTTGTACGATAGTATGCAACGCCTCGTTGGCGATATGTTTCTTCGACATTGCATCGAGCTGCCCTTTCTTTTTGCGCTTCGTCTCTACAACTTTGTTCGCTGACCGCAAGAGTGACCGTGTGTGGCCTATCCTGCGTAAGTTGTCGTCGAGGTCGAACTCCATGCGCCTCTTGTCGTCCTGCAGCTCTTGCACCAGCCTGACGAGTGCGTCTCTATTCATCCTCTCTGGGGGTATATGCATACATAGTCACCTTGCTTTCTTCCGGGCTTAAGGGGTGTGTACTACAAAAGCTCTTCTACGTCGTATGCTGCCGTTACCAGGCCCTGCGCCAACCGCATAGCCTCTTCTCGTCGAGCCTGCCATCTTCCATAGCTTTCTGCGCCTCTTTGGCGAGCGTAAATATGCTAGTTGCTGCTCGCCGGTACTTTCTCCACTTCAGAAGTCTTTTTCCCAGCTTCAGGAGCGTGCCCATTAAGGCTCTCTTTCATAGACGTGTATGCCGTCCTCTGCCCGAACAAGTTCTGTGCATCAGGATCGGCCCTCAAGAGCTCGTTACCTCTCTCTTCGAGCTTCTTGGTAAGGTCTTTGATCTTGGCGTCCAGCTCTACAGGTGTCATCATCATAGCTTCTTAAGCTCCTCGTCTGCTGCCTTGTCTTGCGCTACCCTGTCTTTGTAGTCTTTGCCCTCTGCCACCACAGCAGCATCGTAGGTGGCCTTCCATCGCTCTACCTTGTCGTTGAGGGCCTTTACCTCGTCGATCTTCTCTACGGACTTGGCATGCGCCCACCACGCGTCGGGGTCTACGACCATGTGCGCCAGCACCTTCTTGGCATATGCTGTGGGGTTGCCTGCCTGCGTTACATGCGATACTACCACTTCTTCTTCTGCCATAACTTCTCCTTAACAGGCCAAGAAACAGCTAAATGATGTGTTAGGAGACGCCCCGCCTATAATGTCGTGAACGTCTGACGCTTCACCGGAACCTAGATACTGTATTTGTACCGTGTCAGCCGCATCCATATCAATAAGTGCTGCCCCTGACACAATCATCTGTGTATGGTCTAGGGTAGGGTCTGCTGTCCGATGCAAAAACCAAGTCCTGTTAGATGCTACGGCACTTATCTGAACCTGAGTACAGGCTGCGGTTATGCCCGATATAAAGACATTGAAATTTATCTGATACCTACCTGTCACGGGAGCGGTAAAAATTCCACCAGAGAAGTCTGCTCCCTGATCGAAAATTTCTGTGCCAAAGTCTATCTTTACGGGAGTCCCTGTATTCCCTCCAACATTTGACTGAGAAGTGCTTTGATATGCAAGAAGGGCTGGCTGCGTAGAAGCCAGCACAGCAGCAGCGGTAAGATTGAGGATGTTGCTACTGGTAATCGTCAAGTCCGTCCCGTCACCCTCTATCTTCTCTCCATCATCACCAAAGGTAACACCTACGCCTGACGGTATGTTTACGTCACCTGTTGCAGTAAGGGCTATATCAGCACCTGAAGTAAGCGTTAAGTCTGTCGAGTCTCCTTCTATCTTTTCGCCACTACCAAAGGTGATGCCTACATTAGCAGGTATCACCACATCGGTAGTCGCTGTGAGATTAATAGCTCCTCCAGACGTGACGGTAAGGTCAGTCGAGTCTCCTTCTATTTTCTCCCCTGCACCGAAGGTTATGCCTACGTCTGCTGGCACTACAATGTCTGCCACAGCAGTTAAGTTAATATTGTTACCGGAAATTGTTAAATCAGTTCCATTTCCTTCGATCTTTTCTCCATCATCACCGAATGTTAACCCTACATTAGCAGGGATATTTACATCAGTAACAGCCGTAAGGTTTAAGTCATTCCCGGCATTGATAGTCATGTCAGTGCCATCGGAAGATATATGCTCACCACCTCCTGCGTCAAACAGGTACAACTCAGAAGACCCCACCAATACCAGGTCATCAGTGCTCTCATCCCATAATAGATGGTTACCTGCCGTAGCGCCAAAGAACTGCACATCGTGGCCCGTATCGTTGACACCTACCGTCAGGGTGTTTGTAAGGGCCACAGCGCCCCCTAAGGTGAGCGCACCTCCTACAGTAGCAGCGTCGGTATAAAAGTCGCTCCAGCGCGTCCCTGTGACGCCTAGGGAGACGTCAGAGTCCGTAGTGGGTATCACAGACCCGTCAAGTATCTGCATCTGGCTTGCTGGCGCACCCGAAGCAGCAACATAAAAGTCCAGCCTGCCTACCTCTGACCCTGCCGTAGCAGTAGTAAGCACCCAGTCAATATAAGCTATATCAGACTCTCCATTACCATCATCGTCCACATACATCACCAGGCGCCCACCGTCATTAGCAGTGCCTACGCCCGAAGCAGGGTCTAAGCCCAGCTGCAAGACCTCCCGAATACCCCCTGCCCCAGCGCCCGTATTCTCTATCGTCTTCAGGGCAGTAGCTACCGTAGCCTGCCCCAAAGCGTCAATACCATCCGTAGAGGTGTAGTCTACGTTGTTCTCGTCAGCATTGTTGCCGTTATAAGTATTTATAACGTTGTTATCTGTATCTGTAATAGGGGCTGCTGCCATCTCTGCCCCTGCTGCTGGCTGTGTGCCTTGTGCTGCCATCGTTGCCATAAGTATTATCCTGTCAAAGAGAGAAAAGACGTGGTGTAGAGTTGGTTTTCAAGGGCCGACTGCTCTGCCCGTAGCTCGCAGTTTTTGGCCTGGATCGTGTCTGCATACTGCCTGGCCTTACACAATGCCTCTATACCGGGGTCCTCTACCCCGTCCTCCCTGTTCTTTTTCGCTGCCTCTATAGCCTGGAAGCCATGCCTATTGCTGCTGGCCCTCATAAGGGCTGCGTTGCTCCTGTGCGTCTCCATAGAACAAAAAGACTCTATGATCGCCCTGCGCATCTTTAAGACCTCATCAATCTCCTGTGGCGTCATAGCTGCTACCACCTCTTCGAGGTCTACATTTTTTATGACTTCTAGCCCGTTGCCACTCATAAGGTATTTACCTATATTATCAATGCGATCAGAATAAGCCTTTTTTTATTGCCTCTCGCTTGGGTGCAGTTCCACCCTACAAGGGTTGTTCTGATCGCCACTCAGGTGAGAGGCTTTTTTAATGGGGGTAGTATGAAATATCTTGTTAGGGATATCGAAAGACTTTTGGGACATACCAAGATCACAAAAATAGGTTGCTGGGAATGGCAAGCCTCTTGTTACTGGCATGGGTATGGCCAGTTTAATATTTGCAGAAATGGGGTGCTTAGTAAGAAATATGCCCATCGCGTAGCCTATGAAGTTTTCGTTGGTCCCATAAAAGACGGGTTGTTTATCTGCCATCATTGCGATAATAAAAAATGTATTCGCCCATCGCACCTATTCCAAGGAACACAAACAGACAATATGAGAGATATGATGCAAAAAAACCGTGCTAACAATACCGTCAAAGCAAAAGGTTCCCGTCATCATATGTCAAAACTAAAAGAAGAAGAAGCTAGACTGTTACTATTCCTTGCCAGAAGAACTAATCTTTCCCATAGAAAACTTGGCCTTATGTTTCGTATTTCTCAAGCTACGGCTAATAAAAGAATTAAAAGGGTTCATTGGAAGCATGTCATTGATAATTTTGCTCCCAAGTCCAATATAAATAAATAGTTTCATTCAGCGACAACAAATTCATATTGAACAGCCTGTATTTCTGCGCCCTGGTCCCCAGACCACTGAGCAGCTACCGTCTCTGCCATCCTGTTAACAAAGACGCTCTGCTTGGCATTAGTGCCTCCAGGCCATGTTAGCCCAGAGTCCCACTTAAGGCCGGTATCCCATTTCTGTGATGTCCCCAGCGTCAGGTTGGTGGAAACCTTGGTAGAGCGCCCCTGGTCCCTGTTCACAGCAAATTGTATGGTCTGCTGGCCCGTCTGCGCCCTGTAATACGTAACAGCGTTGATGATATTTTTCTCTATGCCGGGAAAGCCAAGGTCTGTAGGGACGTGTTGTATGTCCCAGTCAAAGCTTACATCATTGTCCTGCGCCTGGTCTTCGTCATTGCCCTGGTGTATAAAACCATCAGAAGACCCCAGGAAGTCATACTCTTTATTCGATATGATAGCACTTGCAGCATAGTTGATCTGGTCTTTGGGGGTATCAAACCACGCATCTCCCGTCTCCCAGTCCCATACAAGCACCCTGTCATGCCCTGTAGAGTTAGAGGCAGAACTTAACAGCGTACGTACCTGGTGGTCTTTCTGGCGTATCCAGCTTACAGCATATTGAAGCCTGTCCTGCGCCAGGTTCAGCCAGTCGTTTTGCAGTTCCCTGGTGATAAGGGTAAAAGAGTTGTCGGCAGGGTTGACTACATACGCCCCGTCTCTAGCTACTACCCACAGGAAGCTGGGACTACCCACCCTGGTAACCAAAGAGTTAACCGCTATAGGCTCAAAGCCCCTGATAGCTCCTAAGATGTCGAGTTCAAAAAAGCCCGTATCGTAGCTTATCCTGCAAGGGTAGAAACCGTCCTCTTTAAAAATATATAGCGTATCGTTGAAGTCTACGCCCCCTACAATAGGTGCGCCCTGGTCATATACCTCTGCAAAAGAGTCTGTAGGCACATTGGTAATGTCTGCCGTGTACTGCCTTAAGTTCAGGTCGCACCACATAACCCTGGTAGTATGATCCGTCCCACTTACCGTAGGACGTAAGAAAACCAGCAAGTTTCTGTGCGGTACAATGTCTTTGACAACAGTAAAAGGTATGTTGGCAGAAGAGGTAAGATCCGTAGCGTTGCCAGAACCCGTCCAGCGCACCGTCTCATCAGTGCCGTTGGTAGCTATCATAGAGTCCTGGAAGAAGACAATGCGCCACCGCAGCTCTGCATTGTCCGTAAGGCTCAAAGACCCGGTACGTGCTGTCCTGGTCCCTCCCGTCTCTTCGTTGAAGACGGTACCGGCAAACAAGACAAGCTCTGTCCCTGCCTTGAACGGTAGCTGAGCTATGCCCGTAACATCTTTGGCAACGCTAGACTCTGTGATCTGGGTAGTATTGTACTTGGCATACCCATCGCGCACCTTGGCTGTGCCACGCTCGGTAAGGTTTATATTGGAAAGCGTCTCTGTGTTTTCAGGGTTAAGGTCTACGTTGGGGTAAAGCATATTCGTCTGACCCCGCACCCTGAATATTGGACTTTTCTGCAAACTGGGTTCAACATCTGGCATTGCATCACCTTTTGTAGTATATTTTCAGTGCTACCAGAGTATATTATTTTCTTATTGGCCCACAGGTGCAGTTTACATCTTAATGATGTACTCTGGTAGCCACTTGTGGGCTATTTTATTGGAGGTTCTATGAAACTTTCCCAACATCACATTACACGCTTTCTTAGCCTGATTGAAAAAACCGATACTTGCTGGCATTGGAAAGGTCACATTGGCAACAGCAGATATGGGCGTATGCGGATAGGCTCTACTGACAAAGTAGACGGTAGAGAGAAAGCCCATCGCATGTCTTACTTTATTCATTACGGTAATATCCCACAAAGTATGCATGTCTGTCATCGCTGCGACAATACCAAGTGTGTAAACCCTAAACATCTATTCTTAGGCACCCACCAAGACAATATGAAAGATATGATGGCAAAAGGTCGTTCCAGAGATTCTCAAGGCGAAAAGAACACCTTAGCAAAACTCAAAGCCCCAGAAGTATTGCTTATCCGTCATCTTGCCTCTTCCCGTATTCTCTCTAAGGCGTATATGGCAAAAATGTTCAAAGTATCCCCTATGCAAATAGGCAAAATAATTAACCTGAAGTCTTGGACTCACATTTAACGCAATACATCAATTCCAGGAATCAATGGACGATCGAATGGAACCATTGGCGAGTTTTGCACATTCGCAAAGGTATGCACTCTGTTAGGTCGTTTTTGTGTTGTTCCTTTGTAGAGTTTTAACTTGTCCTCAAAATCTGCGCGCATTCGGCCAGCTTGGTCGGGCTTTCCCGTAGCCACTAGTAATTCATTGCTTCCCAAGATAAGTAGCTCGTGGAATCTATCGTCTGTTTGTGGCCAGTCATCGCTGTTGATAAGGTCGGGCTTGCGCTCAAGGCAACGTACCGTCAGGTTTCTAGCATCGGTAGGTATAGGATAAATTTCTATCCACTGGTGCTCTGCATATTTTACCGATGGAGGTATACGCGCCATAGTGGTAGTAGACCCGTCATCTGAGACCGTCACGGTCCCTGTAACAGTATTCCCTGACGTAGCCGTAATAGTGACCGCCCTTACCTCCAGAAAAGACTGGGTAGTAGTGACGTTGGTAGTCCCGTTCAGGTCTACCTGCTCATCCTGGAAAATACTGTTACTGTCCAGCCCCTGTATCCTGGCCTTGTAGTCACCACCAGAGTCGGCAGTAGAGCTAGACACTACCACCATTGTCCCTGCTGACGGACGCTGGAACTGTACCCCTCGCTTAAATAGCTCGTAGTACCTTCTGGGCGTCCCGGTAGTCGTATGGCCAGGGTATGCGTTATCATACTCTCTTGACGATATAGCCTTTAAAGACCTGTTGGCTGTGCCATCATCAATGTTGAGTATTCGTAAGACGTTGATAGGCATACCATACTGGCTGGTGCTGGCTACTGTAGCAAAGGTTATCTCGTCAGTGGCATTATCGTCCTGCACCTCTGCCTGTACCCTCCTGTATACGTTGTTTACCGTCCTGCCTACCCACGTCTCAAAAGAGCCTCCTGCGTCCTGTGAGCATAGATCCAGCAGATGTGTAGTTATCTCACCATAGGTCATTTTTTGGCCTTAGAAGGCTTCGCAGGGGCCTTGGGTGGCTCTGTGTCCGTCTCTGTGAGCTGTGCAAAGATGTCTTCTACCTGCGAAGTGTTGAAGTTCTTTTGTAGGTAGTCAAATACTACCTGGGGGTCCAGCTCTTTCTCCTGGGTGTTTACGTTGCCCTTAAGGAATGAGGTAAGCTCTTTGACTGCACTGCCCAGCCCACTCTCTGCCTGGTTGCGCTCGGACTCTTCGGCACGTATTCTCTTTTTCTTCTGCTCTACAGACTCCAGCAGCTCCTCACGCTCAGCAGGGCCGTTGGTGACATCTATGTCTTTGACCCTTATGTCCCACACCCCGTATTTATTGACTCTCCTGCGCTCATACTCCCATATCTGTGCTGCTGCCTCAGGGCTTACCACATTACCCCTGTCCATGTGAAACGTCCCTGTCCTTCTCGTGCCTTCCAGGGTGATAATAACACCGTCAGACTCGTCAAGCCCTGCAGAAGCCAGCTCCAATGTCTGGCGCTGGAAGACAGGCCCCGGGTCGTAGTTGAGCAAAGACCATTCAATGATATACTTCTGGTACAATATTTCGCCTGACTCCATAAGCTCTAAAGCTCTGGTCACTCCGGTTGTCTGCGGTACTTCCATAATATCTACAGCCATCTTGTGAGCCTCCTAGACTATGTCTACTGAAATAGTTACCTGGCAATCTGCCGTTGATGCACTTATTTTACCTACTGCTGCCGTGTTCCTTGCTAGCGGTATAGAGATAGGGCCAGAGTCAAAAGGCAGGCCCTCAACAGATACGTCTTTCTTGCCCTCCCACACTACTGTTGCTGCTGGGCCTTCTCCTGTTATTACTGCGTCAGCATCTCCATGCCCTGATATGTTGGTGATAATGTAAGTCTGTGAGGCGTCAGCAGCTATCGTAGCCGTAGCGCCTGAGTTGGTCCCTGCTGCCGTTGCACTCTTCTTGCCAGACGGAAAACCGTGTCCCATAACTTTACCTCTCTCCTTTTTGGGGGTAGGCCACCTTTCGGGAGGTTGAAAAGGGCCTACCCCCTGGTGGCCACCGCTTAAGCTACAAAACCATATCGCTGGGGTGCTTGCCCCCTACGTTGTGAGGAACATCCTTGACGGTCAGTGTATCCCCGTCATTTTCAATGACATAGCCCGATCTCTGTGCTAGCTCTACAGCAAACTCACGCGCTGCCTTTGCGCTAGGGGCTTTTTTCTTTGCCTTTGCTTTCTTTGCCTTTGCCATCTTAGTTGCCTTCCATAAAAATGATCCCAAGGCCGTGAGGTGTCGGAAGCGTAAAACCTCCATACTCTCTCACCACCTCTCCTACTTCTGGCCAGCCTTCATTAGCTGCGTCATCAACACATATGTAGCACCCTCTGGGCGATACATTACACTTAACCCACATAATCTCTTCTTCCAACACTTCCAACGTATGCGCCCCGTCCAGGTATGCAAACTCAAGAGCAAGCGGTTGGGGCATCTTTGACAAAGCACCTGGCGTAGCGCCAACAATAAAGTTTACATTGTCGTACCTATCGCCTACCCCGTGGTCTGCCATATCAATGGTCCATAGATGCCCTGCTCCGTTGGCTGTAAGGGCTTCGCTGATAGCTTTGGTAGACCTGCCCCTATTGGTTCCTGTCTCAAGGCACTGTAGCGGTTGCCACGTCCTTACTATCCACGTAAGGAAAGACGCTGTCTGCTCGTTGGTCACCCATAAATTGACAGTAGCCTTGGGCTTCTCAGGGTAGAAGACATCTACCACAGCACCGTCAGAGTCTGTAGCCATACAACTTATGTCCACAACATCTCCATGAGCTACCTTATGGCCGTTAGGTCCTGACAGGTGAAAGGTAAAGTCTACCGCCTCTTCTTTGCCCATCTGGGCATATGCTTCCATCACCTCAGGGTGCTCATTCATACGTCCTCCACAACTATTGTATGCGTAGCACCTTCTCTGGCTGTAGGCTTCTCGTCAGCCATATATATTATCTCCATGCCACTCATGGTCTCTATAGATGCTGACTTATGGCCCGTATAGGCATCAAGAAGCTCTCTTATCTCTGGCCACCCTGCGTCCATAGCGTTGTCAATGACTACTGTACACGAAGGGCCTCTATGAGCATCCACATATTCTATCTCTTTCTTGAGAGTAGCCCCGTCATGCGCCCCATCCAGATACGCAAAGTCTATACCCGTAAGGTCAGCTAAAGGCGCTGTATAAAGGGCGTTGGGGCTTTCTCCTATCACCTGGGTTATCCTCTCCCATTCCTGTTCCGGTAGTATCTCTTCAAACTTCACAAACCTAAAGACATCCAGCGTCGTTACGTGTCCGAACTCGTTAAGCGCCAGGGCTGAAGCTATGGCGTGTGTAGAGCGCCCTTTGTGTGTCCCTGTCTCTAGGGACACGCTAGGGCGTATAGCCCTCACAAGGCCGTACAGAAGGTCGCAGGCCCCCTCATCCAGGCTCGACATATCGGGCTTAACGGTAAAGCTCTGTGGCCACCCCACATCGACCACGTAAGGGCCACGCCCGTTGATGCCTCCTGCCGAATATAAGAGCCTGCCCTTTGCATGGTCGCCATTCATCACTCCCCAGGGGGGTCTATCTAGCTGCGCCTCTGGATACTCTTCGTTTTTTACTTCGTCAACATGGAACTGTATAGGCATCTTGGTGCTTGTAATTATCCTTGGTGGCCATACGTCTGCCATGTGAGCCTCCTCTTTGTTAGCCTGTTCCTAGCCTGCCTGCCTCTTTAGTGTCCGTCATAACCTTTTTTAAAAGCGTCTCTAAGATAGATCCTTCCGGTGGTGCTAAAAGCTCCCCTCGAGTCATCCAGAATATTCTAAGCGTGTCGCTCCATCGTAAAAGGTTGGCCTTCGCCCATCGTCTGCTGCCACAATACCTGCATGGCTGTGGGTCATTAAGCTCCGTAGACAAGTCTTTCCCGCACCTGTCACACCTGAATACTTTCATATCAAAGCCGTGGACTTCTTGCCGTCCATCATTCCGTGGTCCCTGGCCCCGTCAGAAGGAGGCGCAAAAGCAGTCTTAAAGCCATCTAATGGCGTAGCCTTGCCCTCCCTAATGTTCTCCATAGTCTCTACAAAGCTCCTGTCAACAACAGGGGCAAAGCCTACATGCTTGGCAAAGACGTCAGTGTCACACCACATCTGCACGCCCTTGCACTTCATACGGTAGCACCACAGCATATCCTCTGTCCCTGCCTTGGGCATAGTGAAGTAAGGCTTGTCCAGCCCGTCCTCTTCCTGCATCGTCATACTCTGGTCCGGAAGGTCGCCTATATAGTGGTCTATAAGCTCACGCTCTGGCGTATCCTCAGTAAGGCCCTGGAGCTTTAGGTACACCTCATAAGCCCTGTCGGGGTATGATCTGTTTTCAGGTACAAGCTTCCTCTTAGCGTTGGGAGGTGGAAACCCCCTGGCAGTAGAAAGACACTCTGTCTTGATAAGCATGGCGTGTGTGCCTCCACCGTCAACGTCTACAAGGCCCTGATCCAGGTCTTTAGTGGTGAAGTTCTGATAGCTCACATGCTCATGAAAGTCCCGGTGTATTTTCCTCTCGCACTTCTCACAGGCCCACATAGGGGGTGGGGTGGGG